CGGCCACGCCAACATGGTCAACGCCTACGGCTTACGCAACAGTCACCGATGACACAACCACCGCGTCGGTGCGTTATCCCCTGTTTGCCAATCAAACAAGCGGAAATATTTCCACCGAATACACCAGTTCCACCAAACTGCAATACACGCCAAGCAGCGGATTGTTGGCCGCCACCACGTTTAGCGGCTCGGGCGCAAGCCTGACCAACATCCCTAATGCTGCGCTGACCAATTCGTCAATTACCATCGGTTCAACTGCGGTCAGCTTGGGCGGTACGGTCACCACGATTGCAGGCTTGACATCGGTTACTAGCACGACATTTGTCGGCGCGCTTACTGGAAACGCAAGCACGGCTACATCGGCGACTACGGCCACAAACGCCACAAATATTGCCATTACCGATAACACAAGTTCGGTATCAACATATTACCCCGTCATTTCGTCCGCAACAACCGGAAATGTCGGCGCAACCACATCGTCTACCAAGCTAAGTTTTGTGCCTAGCACGGGCGTATTGAGTGCAACATCATTTGCTGGTGGGGCGTCAATTAGTAGTGGAACAATTAATGGCGCAACAATCACGGCGCTTGATACTCAGTTCACGCTGCAAGATGACGTAGACCCAACAAAGCAAGCGCAGTTCCAGTTGTCTGCAATTACGACAGGGACGACAGGCACATACACATTACCCGCAGCTACTACAACATTGGCTGGATTGGGGACAGTACAGACATTTACTGCAAATCAAACATTTGCTGGGACTACTTATACATTTAGTGGCAATGTATCAATGACCAGTTCGTCATTTACTCGTACAGCCACAACTCAAAACTGGCTTGATGGTTCAATGAGTACTGGCACATGGATAGTTGGCGGGACTGCACAGACTGGTGCTATCACATTGGGCCGGTCTACCGGAGTGCAGACGCTAAACCTTGCTACTGGCGCTACTGCTACTGCAACAACAAAAACGCTTAACATTGGCACGGCTGGTCTATCTGGTTCAACCACTGCCATCAATATTGGTTCGGCAGTATCCGGTGCAACAACAACAACTAGTGCTTATGGCGCTTGGACATTTAATAGCACGGTAAAAGCCAACCAATTAATTATTGCACCATAGGAGTTAAATCATGGGTTCATTAGTCTTTCAAGCAACACTCGGCGGCCAGGTCAATCTAAACGGCCCTAACACCGCGTCCACATTTGACATTGCTGTGCCCGCCACAACGGGAACAATGGTCACCACCGGCGATTCGGGTACGGTCACCAATACGATGCTTGCTGCAAGCGCGTACACCACGCCTGGCACGATTGGCTCGGGAACGGCTAATAGCGGTGCATTCACCACTTTGAGCGCATCTAGCACGGTTTCGGGTACAGGCTTTAGCACTTACCTTGCATCTCCTCCCGCTATTGGCGGCACAACCCCTGCGGCTGGTTCCTTTACTTCTGTCACCAACTCTGGCCTGACAACGGGCCGTGTGGTCTACACAACTACCGGCGGGCTGGAGACAAGCTCCGCTAACTTGCTGTACTCAGGTACTGACCTGACTGTTTACGGACTCACCGTAGGCCGAGGCGCTGGCGCGATTTCATTAAATACGGCTGTTGGCGCTAGTGCATTGTCAGCAAATACTAGCGGAACGAGAAACACAGTAGTTGGCGCACAAGCTGGAGCCGCAAATACTAGCGGAACATATAACGTATTTGTTGGCTCATATGCAGGGCAAACCACCACTACTGGAAATCAAAATACAGCTATTGGCGATGTAGCAATGCAAGCAAATACAACTGGCGGTTTAAACACGGCTGTTGGTATGCAAGCATTGCAAAACAACACCTCCGGAAGCAGCAATGTAGGAATTGGAACATTAGCAGGATTTGCTAATTTAACTGGAGGCAACAACACTGCTGTTGGTCAAGCTGCATTGCAAAACAATACCGCCAGCAGCAACACCGCTGTAGGGTATCAGGCTGGGTATAGTAATACTACGGGCGCAAGTCACACAGCAGTGGGTATTGGCGCTCTTTTCACTTGCACCACGGGTACAGACAACACTGCCATCGGCGCTAACGCAATGCGAAGCGCGACTACTGCAAGCTACAACACAGCAGTGGGAATCAATGCGCTATTTAGTGCAACCACTGGAACCGGTATAAATACGTCAATTGGTCGGGAATCTATGTATTCTACCACCACAGGTTCTAGCAACGTAGCCGTTGGTCAATCGGCTATGTACACAAACACTACGGGAACTAACAATGTAGCTGTGGGGCTTGAGGCGCTAAGGTCTAACACCACCGCCAGTAACAACACTGCTGTAGGGTATCAGGCTGGTACTGCCGCAACAGGCGCAGGCAATCAGTTGTTTGGCTACAGTTCTGGCTCTGCGGTAACCACTGGCGCTAAGAACGTCATCCTTGGCAGCTACACAGGCTCTGCTGCTCCCATTTCTGCTACTGGCAGCAACTTCGTCGTGCTGTCGGACGGTGATGGCAATGTGCGCCAATACTTCAATGGTTCCATTGCTATATTCAACGGGACAATTTCCCCTGTGCAAGCAACGACAGCCGCAGCACCAGCCTATGTTAAAGGGGCAATGTACTTTGATACCACTCTGAACAAACTCCGCATTGGCGGCGCTACAGCATGGGAAACTGTCACTTCTGTTTAATCTAAGGACTTACCATGACTACCTTTACCACCACCGTTACCCAAATGTTTACTCTGCCTCAAGAAGCAGGGCAGACCGATGTTGTTGTCAACGTCAACTACCTCGTCACTGGGGTAGACGGCACATACACCGCCGACATTGGCTTCAGCCAGCAGTTCACTATTCAGCAAGGCGAGGCGTTCACGCCCTACGCTCAGCTGACCGAAGCGCAAGTAATTGGCTGGGCTGACCCGCAGACCGTGAGCAATATGCAGGCGTGCGTGCAGGGTCAAATTAACTCAATGGTCAATCCTCCTGTTTCGCCTACATCACAAGCATTGCCCTGGAGCGCATAAATGGCAAATTTCACATGGAAAATTTCTGAGATTTCCGCTACAGACGGGCTGATTACTCATGCAAAATACCATGTGACAGCCCAAGTAGACAATGATTCGGTGGAGACTGAGGGTAATTGGTATTTCAATGAGCCAACTCTAAAAACGCTGTTTGCCGATGTGACCGAAGATATGGTCGCGGGCTGGATTGAAGCTGAGTCTTACAAAGACGGGATAAATGTTATAAAATCGGGGCTAGAGGAACAACTGGCGCGTAAGTCGAATTCTGTTGTGCCTCCGTGGAAACCGCAAGTGTTTACCCTGGAGCAGACATGACAGCGCCTATCGACATCATTTCTCGCGCACTCAAGGACATCGGCGCATTAGAAGCCGGTGAGACTCCTACGCCCGAAGCGGCGCAAGATGCGTTTGAAATGCTCAATGACCTTATTGACCAATGGTCGAATGAGGACATGATGACGTTCTACAAGACGGAAATCATCTTTCCGGTTACGTCAGGTCAAACGCAATACACCATTGGCCCAGGCGGTCAAGTCGGCGCAGTCTTTACCGGCTCAATCTCAGGGACAACCCTAACAGTCACGGCCATCACATCAGGCGCAATCGCCATAGGGCAAACCCTAAGTGGCACAGGAATCACGGCTGGCACAAAGATTTTGGCATTCCAAACCGGCGCCGGTGGCAACATCAACGAAGCTGGAACATACACGCTCAACATCTCGCAGACTGTAGCGTCAACCACAATCAACGCTTACTATCAGCGGCCATTGGTCATCAATTCAGCGTTTGTTCGGATTAACACGACATCTAATGGACAGCCAATAACCGGCGGCGGTCTTGACTATCCGGTGTCGGTGCTGAACGTTGAAGAATACGAAATGATTGGCTTAAAGACGCTCAACGGCCCGTGGCCCAAGGCGCTTTACTACCAGCCGACTGAACTGCTTGGCAACCTTTTCCTGTGGCCCAATCCAGGCCAAGGCGAAATGCACATCTTTGCTGACACGATTTTCAGCAACTACACCGGCCTGTACGACAGCATCACGCTTCCGCAAGGTTACGCAATGGCGCTGCGCTGGTGTCTTGCAGAGCGCCTAATGCCCATGTACGGAAAGGCAAGTCAGACCCAAATTGCCATGATTATGAAGTTTGCCGCACAAGGCAAAGCCACAATCAAGCGCACAAACATGAAGCCGCCACCTGTTGCTCGATACGCCGATGCGCTGTTGGTTGGGCGTAGCAAGGACGCGGGCTGGATACTTTCGGGCGGCTTCTTCCGTTGAGGTCATAAATGCCCGATTTTGGTTTTGTTGGCCCATCCTACGAAGCACCGTCGATTTATCAAGAATCGCAGGAGTGCATCAATTTCTTTCCTGAGATTGACCCACTCAAGCAGCCTGGCACGCGGGGCATCGTTGCGCTTTATCCAACTCCAGGGTTAACCCTACAAACCGTACTGAATACCGCCGAAGTGCGCGGTCTCCGCACATTGTCGGGCGGTTCGCAAATGATTGCGGTCTGCGGTGTTTACGTTTACGTTTTTACGTCTAATCTGACCCCGACCATTGTCGGCACACTTAACTCATCTACAGGGCGCGTTGGCATTACCGACAACGGCATCAACGCCTACATTGTGGACGGGGCTTACCGGTACACCTGGCGCATTTCATCTCCGTCTAATGCCATCTTCACCGGCTCTGTTTCGGGCACGACTTTGACCGTTACGGCCATGAGTTCGGGCACGATTACGGCTAACCAAAGTCTGACCGGCGTGAGCGTGACCGCAGAGACCGTTATTACGGCTTTGGGGACGGGAACTGGCGGCGTTGGTACTTACACCCTAAACATATCGCAAACAATCTCAGCGCGGTCTTTGAGCAGCACCGCGGTCGGCGCTCGATTCACGGCCAGCATTAGCACAACTGTGCTAACTGTGACCGCTGTCGCATCGGGCACTATTTACCTTGGTCAGACAATTCAAGGCGCGGGCATTACGGCGGGAACAATCGTCACCGCATTTGGTACTGGCTCGGGCGGCGCGGGAACTTACACAATTAGCGTTAGTCAAACCGTTGCATCGGAAACCATGTATGCGCTGAACTTCAGCGTTTTGCCTTCTACCGATGGCGCATTCAGCGGTGCGAATTCTGTTGACATTGTGGACAACTACTTTGTTTACAACGACCCAAGCACTCAGCTTTGGGGCGCATCCAATCTGTTGTCGCCCATTTCTTCCAACACATCCTATTCGCTAAAAGACGGTGCGCCCGACAAACTGGTGGCGCTCATCGTTGACCATCGTGAAGTCTATTTGATGGGCGAAGCATCGTCCGAAGTGTGGACGGATGTTGGTGCGGTTCAGTTTCCATTTCAACGTATTCCAGGCACGTCTACCCAGCAGGGCATTGCGGCGCAGTTCTCCGTGGCCCGTCTTGGCCCATCGTTCGCTTATGTGTCGCGCAACAATCGCGGCCAAGCGCAAGTGATGCAGATGAACGGCTACATCCCGCAGCGTATTTCTACTCACGCTGTAGAGAATTCGCTGACCAATCAATACATTGATGACGCAATTGCGTGGACATATCAGCTTGAAGGCCACGAAGTCTACGTTTGCACATTCCCAACCATTGGGCTAACTTGGGCTTATGACTTCACCACACAAATGTGGCACAAGTGGCTTTACACAAATACGGATGGCACATACAGCCGCCATCGCGGAAACTGCTGCGCGGTCTTTCAAGGCATGGTGTTGGTCGGCGATTACGCCAATGGTTGTATATATGAACTAGACAAAAAGAATTACACCGATAACGGCCAAAACGTCCGTCGGTTGCGTCGCGCCCCTCATCTGACCACAGACCTACAGCGTCAGTATTTTGAGGAATTGCAGATTCAGTTTCAGCCAGGCGTAGGCACAACAGGGTTATCCACGCCAGCGGTCGCAATTTATGTAAATTCCCCGTATTACATTTACCCTGATGCCACCTTTACCATTGGCGCATTTGAAACTTACATCATTGGTGTTCAAGCCACTGTTAACAACACCACGACCACAACTTATCCACAAGCTATGTTGCGTTGGTCTAATGATGGCGGCTCCACTTGGTCTAAAGAATATTGGGTCACCATTGGACAATTAGGCAAATACCGCAACCGCGCCATTTGGCGGCGTTTAGGCCAAGCGCGTGACAGAGTTTTTGAAGTGTCTATCACCGACCCTGTGAATGCGGTCATCATCTCTGCCAACCTAAAAATGAGCGCAGGAGAAAACTAATGGCACTCTCAAACACCCAACAAATCAACCCTTATCCACAGGCTGAGTTCTTGGATAAGACCACCAACCGGCCTACCCGTTCTTGGCAGCAGTTTTTTCTTAATCTGCTTAATTATTCATCAGCTACCACGGCCACCGCAGGCTCGGCAACTTTGCCAGCTAATCCTGTTGGGTTCATCAATGTGACCGTGAACGGTAATGCGTACAAGATTCCGTACTACAACGTATGAAAACCGTTCAGGAAATCCTTGCCGCCGACTTGGGTAAGAACTACCCTAAGAAAGCTATCACCATCCAACAATACTACGACGGGCTGATGGATGCGCTGCGCGGGAAATACAAGCTGTACCGCGAGGACAACACGCTTTTTCTCACGCATGATGTGGACGATGGGGTCGAATTTCACGCCATGAATGCCGACAGAGCCGACAGTTTGGTCAAAAATTGCAATGCGTTCTTTGATAAAATGGCAGAAAAGGGTTACAAGTACGCCGTCACCTATTACGACAACCCCAAAATCACGACGCTTTTGGTGCATTCCAAGTACCCTTATGAGTCAGAAAAGATTGACGATGGGGAATATCGAACCTATAAATTTTTAGTGAGGTTGTAATGGGCGCAGTAAATCAAGTTATCCAAAGCACTAGCAATGCGTTAACGGGCGCTTTGCAGCCTATTGAGAAAGCTGTGAACAAAGCGGTTACGGATGTAGGCAAAACTGTTGCCAACAATCCAATTTTAGAAGGCGCAATCACAGCAATCGGTGCGGCTTATGGCGTTCCACCAGCAGCAACAGCGGCATTTTTGGCCGCAAACAAAACATCTCAGACCGGCGGCAACCTTGAAAAAGGGTTAGAGACATTGGTTTTGTCTTATGGCGCAGGCAAGTTGATGAATCCTGGCGCTATAGATTTATCGTCGCCTGCCGCAATTGACCAAAGCGTTGCTCAAGCGCAAACCGCAGCCCAAGCACAAGCCGCAGCAGAGGCGCAGGCAGCACAAGCCCAAGCAGCAGCACAAGCAACCGCACAGGCCGAAGCAGCAGCGCAAGCGCAGGCAGTCGCTCAAGCGCAAGCAGCGGCGCAAGCACAAGCCGCCGCCCAAGCAACCGCTGCTGCGCCAATATCAATTGCTAATTTAGCGGCGGTAGCGCCTGCTGCTCCACCAGCCGCTGTTGGCACATCATTGTCAAACTTAGCCCCTGCCGCAATGGATGCAGGCGGCGAAGCGTTGACTGCCGCTGTAGGTGGCGGTGGCGCTGCTCCAGCAGCATTAACACCTGCAGCAATTGAATCATTGACGGGAGCCCCTGGATATGGTGTAAATGCCGCAGCGCAAGCTGCCGCACCTAGTCTTGAAATTAGTCCCGCAGCAGTTGGTGCAGGCGCTGGTATTGGCTCTCTAGCAATTCCGTCTTCAGCTATTCCCGCCGCTGGAATGTCAGCTAATGAAGCCGTTGCGTCAGGTATGGGGCCAGGTTCTGCTGGCGCTCAAATAGCTGCTCAAGGTGGATTATCAAGCGAAGCTGCAGCGGCCGCACAAGGAACTGTAGGAGCCGGTTCCGCACTTGCTGATGTAGCTGCCGCTGGAAATACCGCAGCATTAACCGGCGCAATAGCTGCTGGTGGTGCGGCTGGCGCCGGCGCTGCAACTGGAGGCATATTAGGTCTTACAGGAACCCAGCTTGCTGCTTTAGGTATTGGTGCGACAGGCTTGTTTAATGCGGCTTCGACCCGTGAGGCAATGCAAGCAGGACTTGGCGCACAACAAGCAGCTACAGCAGCATCGCAAAACACGTTAGGCAACATTTACAACCAACAGCTTGGCTATCAAGCGCCTTATCAGGCCGCAGGCGTTAGCGCTGTAAATCAGCTTGCGGGTATGAACCCGTACTTGACGCACCAATTCAATGCGGCAGACCTACAAGCTGGCTTGGCTCCAAACTACGACTTCATGCTACAGCAGGGCCAACTAGCCAATCAACGTGCGGCTAATGTTGGCGGTGGTGCGCTAGGTGGGAATGCGTTGACCGGACTCAATCAGTTCACACAAAATTACGCGGGCAATGCGTATCAAAACGCATTCACCAACTATCAAAACCAACGCACAGGCATTTACAATTCTCTTGCTGGAATTGCTGGCATAGGACAGACCGCAAACACAGGCGCAGGAACGGCAGGACAAAATTACAGCCAAGGAACTGTTGGACTTAATACAGGTCTTGCTAATGCTACCGCTGCAAGCATGATAGGACAATCTCAAGCATCGTCTACAGGGCTTTCTAACCTTGCAAATTCTGCATTCTTGGCGACTTTGCTTGGTCAAAAATAGGGTAAAAAATCATGGCTGACTATTTCACGGGATACCAAAGCACCGTTCCGCAAACGTCCCTTGCGGACATGATGAATATTGCTAACACCGCGCAACAATACAAGCAAGCGCAAGCATTAAATCCATTGGCTTTGCAGGCTAAACAACTTGAAGTTCAGCAATCGCAAGCAATGAATCCGCTAACATTGCAAGCCAAGCAACTCGAAATTGAACAAACTCAAGCGTTAAACCCAATTGCAAGACAAAAAGCAGCGGAAGACCTTAGACAACTATTCGCAACAAATCCTGATATTGCGGCTCGCATAGCATCGGAATCTAGACAAGCAGGAACGGCAGCAGATGTTGCCGCCGCAGTTGCGCCATCCACAATTTCATCGGCACAAAGTGCAGCACAAACAGCCGCAGCAGGCGCACGCGCAGCAGATTTAGAAACATCGCTTAAATTTGCAAAACAAGGAACTAACCGCGCTTATCAATTGTTGGATGACCCAAATTTAACGCGGCAAAAAGTGGTTGATTCGGTTACAGCACATTTGCAGAATATGCCTAATGTGAAGCCAGGAGACATTAAGATTGCTGTGGATTCAATTCCTAATGCACAAGGTGATGCATTAAAGCCTGCTTTGATTGATTACATACGGGCAAACAATGAAGGATTGTTAAGTTCATTAACTAACAAATATGCGCCATCAACGCTTACCGACATTGGAGGCACACAAGTTCCTGTTTCTTTGGCAAACAGAGCATTGACAGGTGTTCAGCCTGGAGCGCAAACCGGCCCAGCGCTTACTAAAACAATTGCACCAGGGCAACAATTTGTCGATGAAAAAGGCGCTAAATTTATTCTTGGCGCAAAAGGAGAACGTCAATACACAGAAGTTGGCGCAGCAACATCAGCAGCACAGCAAGCGCTTGGAACCGCATCGGGAACCGACTTTGCATCAACCGTTGCAGATGCAAATGCAGCAACAATCACTAGGTCGATTTACGACAAAATTCGTTCTGCGCTTCCGCTTGCATTTACTGGCGTTGGTTCGGACAAGAAGCAATTTTTGTCTAAATTGGCTCAAGCAATTGGCATTCCTGCTAATACGTTGGAGACAACCAACACCGAAGAATTGGTTAAAAACAGCAAACTGCTTCAAGTGGTTGGAGGCAACACCGATGCGGCTCGAGCAATTGCTGAACTAGCAAACCCAAGCGCCAGCATGACATTGGCAGGCAATCAAAAAATCATTGAACAACTTGATGGTCAAGAAAAATTCAAAGAAGAAAAAGCCAATTTCTTGGAACCCGTTGCCGGTGACCCTGCTGCTTATCAACAACGTTTGCGCCAATGGAATTCTGCGGCAGACCCGTTGTTCTTTACTGAAATGACTCAAGAAGATGCAGCGCAAGTAATGAGAACTATGTCGGCTGCTAGAAAAGCAGAATTGTTGAAAAAACGTGAACGAGCCAAAGCATTGGGGATACTGTAATGGCAACACTTGCTGATTATTTAGATGCGCCTGATGCGCCTGTTGCAACGCCAGCAGCGCCGCCTGTGCGAACCGCTGTAACGCCTGCGCCTGTTTCTGTTAGACCAGCATCAACAATTCAAAGAATAACGCCGACTGCCGCGCAAATGGCACAAGTGCAAGCCAATAACGAAGCTGACCTAAAAGGCGTTGCTGAATCAAAACGACAGCAAGCCTTGGCAATTGCTCAACAAATGGCGGGGCACATTCAACGAAACGATACGGCATCTGCTACTACTGCCGCCGCACAGTTAGGTGCATTGAATCGTGAAATCCAATCCATTGGCGGCCAACCAGTTGCCATGCCAAATGCGTCTGCGCCTGCAATAGCGCCTGCCGCGTCTGCTCCAGCAACAGGAACATTGGCTGATTACATTCATTTGCCTGTGCCGCCAGCCCCTGGCACACCTGGAGGCCCACCACCACCGCCATCGCCTGTGGCAAAGCATTTCATGGATGCGTTTAACACTATCCAAAATGCCAAACGTGACATTGGTCAACGTATAGCGGGCGGTATTGATGTTGCATATAGCGCATTGCCTGTGGCCGCTGGTGCAGCTACTCAAGCCATTGCAACGCCATTTGTTGGCCCTGCGCGTGCTGAACAAATGGGCACTCAGCTATCACAATTTATTGGACAGCCCGCAGGCAAAGCACTTGGCATTACCAATGAGAAGGCTTATCAACAACCGGTTGGCCCTATTCCCCAACAGCTAATTGCTACGGTAAAAGATTTTGCGGTCAATCAAGGTTTGACAGCAGACCAAATTTCAGCAAAGACGGGCATTCCACCGGAGTCTGTTAGAAACATTGCAACAATGGCATCGTTTGCCATTCCCGAAGTTGTTGGCATGGCCGTTAAGCCTGTGGTTGCCGCTGCGCGTGAAGCAATGCCTATGGTCGTTGATGCACAAGGCAATGTGATTTCACGCGCTGGTCAACCCCGTCCTGCCTCTAATGCAACCATTCAGCAAGTGCAAGCGCAATTTGCTAAAAAACAAGCTGCCGCACAAGCTGCTGAACAAGCCGCCGCTAGACCCGCTGATTTTGGCACGGCCTATAAAACCACAGCCGAACCGCCATTGTTTAAACCGACGGTTGAATTGACACCTGACGAAACTGGTGTTTATCGTGAAAAGCCGCCGCTTGCGTTGCCTGGCCCATTCGGTGAGGAGCCTGTTGCGGCAGCAGAAATTCAACCTGTTGCGGCAGGAATGCCTGCTTCTGTTGGCGCTGCTGGTGTGTCGCCTGAAATGTCATTGCGCGGTAGTGTGGATGCTGCACTTGCAAACGCATCGCCCGAATTACAGCAATTTGTTAATTCAAAAGACATCAATTCAATTCATTTGCCTAGCTTAGAAACGCGGGCACTCGAAGAAAAACACGGCGTTAATTTGACCGTTGGACAGCGCCTTGGTGACACACAGCAATATTCCTCAGAATGGAACCGTCGCGGTGAAACGCCAACATTGGGGCAACACTTTAATGAGCAGCCTACTCAAGTGGCAAACGCTTTTGATGTGGCAAAAGAAAAACACGCACCCGACATTTCTGCAACCGCTGATGCATCCGAGTTAGGCCAGCATGAAATTAACGCATTGGCGGCAAAAGACCAAGTGCGGCGGGAAGCAATTAGCAATGCTTACAAAGCATTACAAGATGCAAACGGCGGACAATTCCCAATTGACATCAACACCCTTAAAGGTGATGTTGATAGCCAATTAGCACAAAACCTAAAAACCAATCATTTGTCGGAAAGCATTAAATCAGACCTTAAAGATTTTTATGCAAACCCAACATTTGAAGGGTTTGAAGCATTGCGAACAAATTTGTCCAATGAGATGCGTTCTAGCGCAAATGGAAACGCTAGAGCCGCCGCATACATTGTTCGCCAACAACTTGAAAAAATGCCAGTTTTTGGTGAAGAGACCGGTTCACCTCAAGCAATTGAACTGAAAAAATTGGCTGACAATGCACGAAATCTAAATGCCGAGCGAATGAATGTGATTGCAAACAATCCAGCATATAAGGCGGCGGTCGGAGAGGCGGCAAATGCAGAAGGTGCATCGGCACAAGGCGAAAGCCTTAACGCGGCAAAGTTTCATAATAAATATGTGTCTAGCGCTACGCCTGAATCTATTCGGCGCATGAAAGCAGAAATTCCTGCTGATGACATTGCCCATCAAGCTGTGATTTATGGCGAACTAGAACGAGCAAAAAATGCTGCTGTACGCCCAGGCGGTAATTTAGCGCCTGATTCTTTTGCTTCATTTTTGCAAAAAAACAAATCGGGGCTTAATGAGTCATTGTCGCCGCAAGCAATGCAAGATGTGATGGAATTGGGTTTGCTTACAAGCAAAATTGGAATGCCTAAAACTGGCACATTCAACTATTCCAATACCTATAGCAGCATTCTTGGGGATATGGCAAAACAAGGATTGACAAGCGCAGGAGAGGCTAAATTAGCCACAATGACTGGCGGCGCATCATTGCCATTCACATCAATGGCGCGGCAGTTTTTGCTAAAGCAAAGCAAAGATAAATTTGCGGAACAAGCAGTCAGCCCATACGGCGGTTTAACCAAGGACTAACATGAGCGTCAATCTTTCACCCATCGGTAACGGGTTCCAATTCTTCACCACGACAGGTTTGCCGCTTACGGGCGGGTACATTTACACCTATGTGGCCGGTAGCACTACGCCTGCGGCAACCTACACCACATCGGCGGGCACGACTGCGAACACCAATCCTATTCAGCTTGGAACGGATGGTCGGCCACCGCAAGAGATATGGCTCACCGCGGGCACGAATTACAAGTTTGTCCTAACCACTAGCGCTAATGTCACAATCCAAACCTACGATAACCTTTATGGAATCATCGGAACAAGCCCATCTGTTAGCGCCGTGCCATCGGGCGGCATCATCATGTGGTCGGGGTCTATTGGGTCAATCCCATCGGGCTACTACCTTTGCGACGGGACAAACGGCACGCCCAACCTTAAAGATTCCTTCGTTGTTGGTGCGGGTAACACCTACTCAGTCGGCAACACCGGAGGCTTCACCAGTTCGGTGACATCAAGCGTCGGCACAAATCTTCCAACTTACTACGCCCTGGCGTTTATTCAAAAGTCATAAATCATGGACGAAACACTTGCAAAACTGAACAGCCATGAAGCCGTTTGCGCGGAACGTTATGAGCAAATTCAAATGCGCCTTGACCGCTTGGAAAAAGTCATTATTTGGTTTGCTGGGGCCATGTTGACCGGCATGGCAGGCATCATCTATTCATTGTTGACCCATGCTAGATGAGATGGTTTGTCGCCTTGTTTGTGTTGTCTTTAATGGCAGCAGCAACGGTGCGGCATGAGTGCAGCGTTTCTGATTTTGTAAACATTGCATCAACAACAGACCCAAAGGAACGATATGAAAGAATACTTGAATGGCTTGATGAATCAGGCCCGTACTGCACTAAAGAAAGTCTTGGACTCATTTACAACAATTTGGCGCAAACGCTAGGCACGGTTGACAGCGTAAAGATTCGCTCAAAGATAGAAAAACTGTACGAAAGGGCAAAGTGATGGAACCAAAAGACAAGCTGATTTACATGGTGACCATGATGGTGACCGCCACACTTTGTTCCGTTGTCGTTGTCCTTATCGGTGCGCTAGTCCACGGTCTGTTTGTCAAGGAAGTAGACAACACCAAGATTTTTGAAATCATCGGCCCAGCCTTTCAGACCATCGTCGGTGGACTCATTGGATGGTTGTCCGGTCTGAAAGTTGGTTCCCACATGGATGACATCAAAGCAGGAGAAACAAATGGCGCTTGACCCCGTATCCGCATTGCTCGACATTGGTGGCAAGGTAATGGACAGGCTATGGCCTGACCCTGCCCAAGCTGCTGCCGCAAAACTGGAATTGTTCAAGCTGCAGCAAAGCGGTGAGTTGTCCATGATTGCAGGGCAAATGGACATCAACAAGGCAGAAGCGTCCAACCCGTCAATCTTTGTCAGCGGCTGGCGGCCAGGCATAGGCTGGGTCTGCGGTGCAGGCTTTGCTGTCCAGTTTGTCATTGGCCCACTAGCCGAATGGGGTAGCGCGGTTTACGGCCATCCAATCAAGTTCCCACCTATGGACATGGGCACGATGATGCCTTTGCTCTTGGGGATGTTGGGCCTGGGCGGTATGCGTACTGCTGAAAAAATCAATGGGGTCGCCTCCAAATGAAAGACAACTTTGATGCGTCTTTTGACAAAGTAATGCAGTCGGAAGGCGGTTACGTTTGGGACAAAGATGACGCGGGCGGTGAAACTAACCTAGGCGTTACCGCAGGCGCATGGGCTGCTTTTCTTGGCCGACCAATAGAGCCAGGCGAAATGAAAGCGCTGACTAAAGAAACAGTTAAGCCGTTCTATCGCGCCATGTATTGGGACAAAGTAAAAGGTGATGACCTACCCATAGGCGTTGATTACGCCGTTTTTGACTTTGCGGTGAACGCAGGGGTCAGTCGGGCTGCAAAGTTCCTCCAGCGGGCTGTAGGGGCCGTGGATGACGGTGTTATTGGCGGCGGCACATTGGGCAGGGTTGCCGTAACCAACAAGCAAAGGCTACTTGCCAATTTTGCTGACCAAAAGCAACGGTTTTACCAAGGTCTCGCAACCACCAATCCTACTCAGCAAAAGTTTCTCAAGGGCTGGTTGGCCCGCGTAGACCAGGTACAAACCGCAGCAACATCAATGCTCGCGTGACATTTCAATCAGCGCGGCGTGCATCAACGTTGCGCTTTCAATAGCCTCAAGCGTCTTGCTAATAGCTAATTCATATTTGTTTTCTAGCACGGCCCAATGTGCATCTTTAAGCGCCTTTTCAGCGTCCATGCAGGGTCTAGCGTAGTCAATTAAAACAGGCTCCTGCCATTTGTTTGCGGCCATAGCACGCTTGGCTTGAAAGCCACCGCCCCACATACCCTGCTTGCGGGCAATATCGTCAAAGGCTTCGTCTTCTTCAGTTTTCATTTTCTTTGTCCTTTTTATTTAAGTCGCCCGGCAGCACTACGGTTATGTATTCCAGCTTGTGCCCGTCAACCAGCACCACATTGGAAACCGCTGCGGTTAGGTTCGTACCGTATATTTTCTTCAATGCATCCCACACTTTTTGTGCTTCTGTTTTCATAGCATTCCATTTCGTAAAGTGATGCAAGTACCCTCAATTTGAGTGACCATTTGCCCACCTTTGAGCGCCATCTTGCGTAAGTTTTCTTTTTGTGCATCCACATTGGCACGGCATTCCGACTCGCGGGAAAAATACGTCATTTGTTGCATAAATTCACAATTGCCATTCATGCAGACAAAAAGCACGGGAATAAAAAGAACCTGAATCATATTATCAATCCCCATATAACAATACCAATAACGGTAATAAATAAAACAAAGAAAAAAATGGCAATGATTACTTTTATAAAATCAATAAAAAAATCACCACCGGCGTCGGTATCGTCGTCATTCATTCCGTAACCCTCCTCTGAAACATCTCCGCGCTCCACGCATCAAAAATGCGGGCCTTGGCCTCTTCACGTTCTTCGGGCGGGTAGATGTCGGCAACAATATCCTCCAATATCTTCAACATCAATTGAGACATTTGTTGTGGGGTAAGTATCATTTTTCCCTTGCTTTCAGCATTGCGTCTGCCGTTTCATAAGAAAACAACGCCAATTCCGAACACAAAATCACTTCATCTCTTGTGGCGCAACCTGACATAGCACCTTGCATAGCCTTTGCCGCAAAGTAGTCACGCAATGTCATGTCTTTAGCAAAACCACCTGTCTTGCTCATCCATGTGGGGTCAACCCATGTTTGGTCATTGTTCATTTGGCATTTCTCCAACCAAAAATAAATCGCCAAAGTTATCCATACACATCACGCCCAAATTTTTGTAAATATGTTTAGATTTTTCATCATCGTAAAACCATTGACTTACATTTTTAAAATTGTGTAAATTAGTAGTTCCCCAATACCAACCAACTAATCTTATTTTTTCATTCATTTGCAATGCTCTGTAAAAATTGCCAATGCGTGACCGCAAGGCGGGCAATAGGTTGCGTAGCCAATCCAAAAAAATATCACCGTGACTGTGCAACTTAATCCAATTAAAGCAAAAGTGGTTTCAATTAGTCTCATAGTTTCTCCGGTGTTTGCATGACATAACGGGCATAACGTTTTTTGTTGTGTTTCTCAATGATGGTCTCAATGTTCCATCCACCTTTTTTAAGGTCAAACACAATAGCCGCTAGGCGAAAACATCCACATCCATTTAACGCATCAATCGGGGTCAAGCTGATGCCAG